CTGGAATAGTGTAGCTTTCGCCAGCAGAAAGTGTCTTATCTACAGCAATATACTGCCCAGTTTTAATGGGCTTTGACACAGCCGAGTCTACAGAAGCCCCGAGGGTTGCTAAAGGGGTTAAGACGTTAAAGAGAGGGACGGGATTTCCTACAGAAATACCGTCTAGGCTCAAACGATAAAGCTTTAGATCTCCGTTATTGATGGATGGATCCGTAGGCGTGCCCGTGGTAGGTGTGCCCTTAATGACGATAATATTTGCTGTTTCGACTGTCGTATTGTCGGAGGATGTAGCAGTGCGTAGTACTACGAGATCGTTGCGTTTCTGTCCTTGCGTGCCCGACTGAATTGTCACCGTTTCTGGTGATGTGATGCGAACATGTCTTCCTGTTGTTGGCATGATCGCAGCTCCCGTGTTGATGGTTAGCTTATTAGCAGATTCGAGCGTTGCAGCTAGTTTATTTTCGGTTTCTAAGACATAGCCTTCAATCCCTACAAAACCTGCCTTAAAATTACCTAGATCGTCACCGCTAATATGAGGCTTTCCAGCACGTCCATCAATGAGTTCAACAGTCATTATTTCTCCTCGTTTTGGTTGGCCATAAAAATACGATATTCGGCATCTTGTGCGCTTACGATATCTTTGTACTTTGCGTTGCAATCACGGCAGATTAAAGCACCTGTTTCAACGCCGCTAGAGTCCACTCTTTTTAGCTCTCTCCAGTCGCTTCTACTTGGGGAGTTGGATGCTAGATGCTCGGTCTTTCCGCATCTGTCGCAAACGTATTGGCTATATCCGTCAGTTTTTGCCATATCGACTCCTTCCGATGTTTTTATATTGGCGTAGCTGTCGCATTTTTAAGAAAGTCTTTCCCATAGAAACGCACCGACCGATGGCAAAGCAGACCATGAGCCACCATATATTGTTCCTGGATTAGTTCTCTTAGTTGTTTCGTAGATGCACCCAACTGGGTGCGCTGCCAAAAAGCTAGCTGCTTCGCTATCTCCAGTAGTTGTAATAGTTATGTCGCTTGTGCCATCAAACGATGCTGAGCCATTAACCGTGCCTGTAAGTGTTATCTTGCGAGCTGTGCGCAGCTTGTTTGCAGACGTGGCAGCTCCACCAGCAGTATCGGATCCAGCGTATAGGTGAGTATGCTCTGATGCTGCTTTGGTGCTAAGTTGGGCAGTAATAGCGTTTTGCGTCATAGTGCCGTCGGTTGCCGTACCTGTAGAAGTGTAGAGCTTGGTAGTGCCACTTGTTGTCGTGGTACCTGTCTCATACGTTGTGTTAGTGGTTGGTGGCGTATAGCCTAAAGCGGTGGTTACATTTGCCTTGGTCAACTCGCCGCGAATAGTCGCAGAAGACTTATTCTCAACGCTACTTAAACCTAAATCGGCCTTAGTCGTACCATGTGGGTTGCCAGTCTTCTGTGAATGGTCGTAAGCAATCTTGCCACGGTCTCCACGATAAGCAGTAGAAGAGGTTTCGCCTAAAGCTCCTGTTATCTCGCTGAGACTATAAGAGGGCTTCGTTTCAGCCTTCGCCCATGCTTTCACGTCTGATGCTGGCATGCTAGTAGGAAAGTCTGTTATATCAGCTTTAACATGGGTATGGGTGGCGTTTGCTTTACTATCTGCCGTGGCTTGAGCTGTGCCTGCTGCTGCGCTAGCGTTGGATGCGGTTGTAAGTGCTTGCGTTGCGGTTGTAGACACTGCATCAAGCTCATCTTGGGTTACGTCAGCAGAAATGGTGTAGTTATTGATGCTGATGCCTGAACCTGCATAATACGCATGCCCTCCGCCAGATGACTCGCCGCTTCCCGAGTACGTGCTGTTTGAGGTACCTGTTGTTGCAGTACCTGCTTCATAGTCGTAAGAGGTAACTCCATAATCAAATGTAACGATCTTTTTCGTAATAGGCGCTGATACCAATAATCCTGTGCTGTTATCACGAGCAAAAACAATATCCCCAATGTCAAAGACCAAATCGTCGTGAACATCAACCTCTACCGTTCCTTGACCTTGAAGGTCTTTAAGTTTTTTAGCTCCTTCTTCTTCGAGTTTCGCTTCGTCGGCATTTGAATAATCGTAAAATCCCGTTATCTCATCAACGCCAAAGAGGCTTTGTGTGTGAGATACGTTGCCTGCGTTATCTGCGTAAAAATGGACAATGGTACGGTTCTCGTTTTGTCCAGTTCCACCACACACAAGATGATTAGTGCAACGATTGATGCTAGTGATGTCGAAATCGAGTAAATCATTATCGACCTTGGATCCGTAATCAACCACTGCTCTAGCGCCTAAGAGCACTTTCCCGTTTAGGTAGCGCATTGTTAGCTTCGAGCTGTGTGCGTCAAGCATTGATCTTAGACCGCTATAGGCATCTACAAAGCGGTCGAAGGAATACGCATTGATATAAATAGCATCACTCTCAGATGATGGAGCCGAGAATAAATCACTTAGACCCAACCTAGATATTAAGCTGCTTAGAACGCTAGAGACGTTACCGGATACGGTAAGCTTCGCCTGCCCGCTATCGGCAAGGATTCGTTTTCCAGCTAAAATGCCGTGCCAGGATCTGCCCTTTGCGATAATACTTCTTATCCCAGAGCGCGAAGTTCTTGCTTTAATCTCGTCAACAGTGCCGCCATATTCGGTACCATCAATAAAGATGTAGCCATTATTTGGCGGCGTATACATTGGATCGGCTGTAAACGAGATGATGTTTTCATCGGCTCCGTAAGCAATTTCAAGGGTGCAGTCTATTAGTTCAGTAACGGCTTTTTTATCTTTGTCGGCAATTACAATCCCCATGGCAGCGCTCCTTTAAGAGTGAGCCAGGCAACATCAACACCGAAGCTTCCAGACCATTGGATTTTTTGGTGCCCAGGTTGTATGGGCTCGAAGATATAAGAGCCTGAACCTTCGCCGTTTCCGCGTGTCCCGGAGGAAAAAGCATCAACTGTATCTCCCAATGCAGAAACCATCGTGATTGTTCTTGGCCACGTGCTGCCATCAACAATCACATATGCGCCTGTTGGAATAGTAAGGTTTAACTCGTAGCGATTTTTCCCGACAAGAATGTAGGGGTTTACGGCAGGGCCATAAAAGATAAATCGCATAGGAGAGGGGATAGAAGAGTTGTTGGTGATTGAATTAGCACCAGAAGGGGGCATTAGATCGAAAGGGACATCTGTAGGCAGATCTAAGTATTCTACGTCTGGATCATCTTGCGTTGGCCATAGCGTGATGTTGTTCCATTTGCCCCACTGACCATCAAGCAGGAGCACTTCAAGTGTTTCAGAATGACTCCCTTTAGTGATACAAGACGCGTCGGCTCCAGAGATAAAGGCACGTTGAAACCAATCACCATAATGGATTGTCCCTGGAGTTTTGTAGTACATATCATAATCGGCGACTGTGTTTAAGCGGTTTGATTCTGCTTCGTCTTTAAACCAAGCAGTTAAAGAGACTTTATATGCTTCTCGGGTAATGCCTGTGGCATTGCGAGAGCCAAGAGAATAAGCCCACGCGTTTCCGCGTAGGCCTTCTCCTGTGCCAATCCAAGTGGTTGGTCCATTAAGTTGTACTATTTCACCTTTGGATGATTCGTAATAGCAATTAGGCATACTGTACGGCCTTTCTTGCACGTCGATTAAAGTCGTTTTCACCAATAACAGGAGTGCAGGTCTCAATGATTGTTGGCAGATTCATTGCTAACCATTCAATTACTTGCGAGCCGTCATAGTCTTTTGTGCTCTGATTGTTGAGGTTTAATGCAACGGCTTTTGCAAACGGTTGCATTTTTCTTCCAGCCAAAGGTATGTTCACTTCTGGTCCCGCTTCGCCTACTCCAATTAGGCTTGCACGGTTAAAGAAGCCGCCAGAGCCATACCAGCTCACAGAGACACTAGGAACTGCTCCTGTTTCGGGATTAAACGACCCGCTCATACTGAAATGGGGCAGAGGCGCAACCTGAATCTGAGGTATGCGCAACTGCATGTTGTTTACCGCAGACTGCATGCTGGAAACCATGTTATTGATTGCTGCAGTAGCTTTATTCGCGTTAGAAGATACTTGGCTTGCCATCGTAGATGCTGCACTACCCACACCTTTTAGCGCGGCTGCTGTTGAAGAGGAGGCACTTCGAGCGGCTGATGCACCTGCAACCAACATAAGAAGAGCAGCTGCAGCTGTCAGTGTTCCCGCTGCGGCACCTGCACCTCCTGCTGCAAGCGCCGACAATCCAGGGACGGCAGCTCCTAGTCCTCCTGCTGCTGCAACTGATGCACCTGCAAGAGCTGTTAACCCTCCTGCGGCCACTGGGGCAGAAGAGGCAATAGTAGGCAAGCTCGATCCCATGCTGTTACAACTTGCGTCAACTACAGCAATAACAGCAGCTAATGCTGACATACCTCCTGCAAGAGCCGTTACGCCACCAGCAAAGAGAGTCGCTCCGCCACTTGCTAGTGTGAATCCACCTGCGAGAACAGTTAAAGCTACGCCTCCTGCTGCAGCACCTGCTGTCAACACTAGTAGTCCTGCGCCTGCAACTAGCGCACCCACTCCCATAACGAGTAATCCTGCACCAGCAACAATTGAGCTTGTGCCAATGACTAGAATGGCTGTTCCTGCTGAAAGGCCTACTGCTGAAATAAGAGACAATCCTGCGCCTGCAACAATCGCTCCTACCCCTAAGACAATAAGACCAGCACCCGCGACAATCGCCCCTGCTCCTAAAACGACAAGGCCAGCACCTGCAACTAGAGCGCCCGCTGCAAACACAACAAGCCCCGCACCTGCGATGACAAGAGCAGGCGCGAGAAGGATGAGTGATCCAGCTAGGGCAGCAAAGCCAATTGCTGCTTGCGTGCCAAACATGGCTACAACAGGAAGTGATGTCGATAGTAGTGTAATCCCTGCGCAAACTAAAAATATGCCTACGCCAACAAGGGTTATCGCTGCACCAAAGGCGATAAACCCAACAGCCCCTGCAGTAAGTGCTGGTCCTAAGAAAGCAGCGCCTGCAGCAAGGGCAGCAACAGCCACAACAAGACCAGCCATTACAGCGATTGCTAATGGTCCTGCAGATGCGAGCTGAATTGCCGAATAAACCAGGAGTGCTAACCCTGCAGCCGCAAGAGCTACGCCTAGACCAAGAGCAATAACGGCAGCTGCGGCAGCTAACATCTGTTTAGTAGATGCACTGCAAGCAGAGCCCGCAGTCTTGCTTGCTGTTCCAGTGGCAACGAGTCCTCCTGTGGTGCCTGTAGCACGTGCAATAATTGAAGCCATTGAAGATGCAAGCGTCTTGAAAGATGATGCAACCGAAGATGCGGCAGAGGTAAGTTTTGCAGCAGCAAAAGCACCGCCAATCACTCCAATTGCTACCGCTCCTGCCTGAGCCTCGGGAGGGAGTGTTGCGAAAGCTTGTGATAAGGCTTCTACGGGAGACGCCCCTGCTTCGAACGCCTGCACAAAAGCTTCAACAGCGTTGTTTGCAATATCGAAAGCAACGGTAACCTGCTCGTTTAGGCCATTTGTAACCGTTGTGATAAAAGGGGTTGCTGTTTGCAGCATTCTCGCAAACCCGCCAACAAAGGTAGCTTCCAAATTGCCGAAAGAACCTTCAAGCGTTGAGGTGGATTCAGCTGCTTGGATCGCGACATCAGTAAAGCCAAGATCAAGCAATGCTTGATTAAATTCCTCGGCGGTGATTTCACCCTTTTCCATAGCTTCGCGAAAATTGCCAGTATAGGCTCCGTTTAGGAGCATGGCTTCCTGAAGCCTTCCTGATGCACCGGGGATAGCTTCTGATAGTTGATTCCAGTTTTCAGTTGTAAGCTTTCCCATGCCTGCGGTCTGGGTAAGGACTAAACCGACGGTTTTATAGGTATCAGATGTTCCTCCTGCTACAGCATTTAGGTTACCTGCAGCTTCAGCTAGGCGGTCAAAGTCCTTTACGCCATTTGATGCAAGCTGCGACGTGATACTTCTTACATCTTTCAAGCTGTATACGGTTTTGTCCGCATACACTTGAGTTTGTTTAGTGAGCGCATCAATAGTTGATGTATCAAGTCCCGCGAACTGGAGCGTTTGGGCAAACTTCTGAGATGAGTCGGCTGTTTCTTTTATCTCGTTTTTAAGGCTGCCTAAATAACTAAAGAGACGTTGTGCTGCACCCGCAACAAAACCGCCGATAGCGCCAGATAATGCAGCCATTTTTGTTGAGAAGCCCTCTGCTGCCTTTGAGTTAGCTTTAAAGGCAGCTTCGGGTGCTTTTTGAGCCTGAGAAAGCCTCTTGTTTGCCTCTGCAAGTTGATCCGCTGCGCTTTTAGCTTTCTCTGAAGCTTGTTCGGATTTATATTTTGCATTGATAAGAGTTGCTTCTGCTGATGCTGCCTGTGAGCTGTTAGCACCATATTTCTTTACAGCTTCGTTATATTTCAGCTGTGCAGCTTCTGCCTGCTTAGACGAGGTGGCAGCGGCCACTTGTGCGCTCTTTAGGTTTGCCGATGCTTCTTTTACCTTCGATGTTAATCCGCTTAATACATCCTGTTTTGTGGCTCCCTTAAAAGCGTCTGCAAAACCAGAACCCGCCTTTGTACCTACTGCATTGAGTCCAGAAGCCGAAGATTCGACTCCTTTCTCAAAGGCAGCACCGCATTCTTTGCCCTCAGAAGCAAAAGACGCATTAACCTTGCTTCCAAATCCTTTCATGGATGGATATAGCGTTACAAACGCGCTGCCTACGTTAATTCCCATTGGCTATCACCTCCTCAATTCCCAAAGCTTTTGCAATTTTTTGCTTGTTCGCCAGCGCATGGTCAGCGTGCTTTTTGTTCTTTATGTAGTCTTCTGGTCGCTCGATTGCCTTTGGCATTTTGCGACCCTTCTGACCATCTTTAGTTACCTGTCTCCAGACAAGCACGCGCAAAGAGTGTTCGATACTCCACAAAAAGTTTTCGGTATCACTCCATAAAGCATCTGGGCAATGCTTTTTGACACAACGAGATTCGCGCGGGAGTTGGACCCAAAGAGACGCATAAAGAGCAATATCTTTCGGCTCGATACTAGGGGAGAGTATTAACCCATAGAATTGAGCAAAGTCTGCAATGATCTCATCACGGTCAACTTCCCACGCACTGACGAACTCAATTAGTTTTTTGCCTGAGCAGCTTCTGCGGCCGCATTGTTGAGCTTTTCGAGGTTATTCATGCCACCAACGCGCTCTGCGTATTCTTCGTCTTTGCCCATGTAGATTTTTTCGAGAGCTTCATAAAGGCCTGATGGTCTTTTGTCGGCGAGGGCAAGCGCTTTCATGGTTTTATAATCATTGAGCGCATCAGCATCAACGAAGAAATCTCCCTCAACACCTTCAACTTGGAACTTAACTGATTTCATTAACTACCTCTTCATCATCATTGACCACATCGATACTTTCTGCCTCATTGCTTTGAGGCTCTGCACTAGCAGAATCAGTTAGCTAACTTTTTGTTGTTTCGGTTGACTGGATGTAGTCGTAGCAGGTGTTGCCGCTTTCGTCGGCAAGATACTTCATGGTTAGCGCACGCTGGCAAAGTTCAGAACTCGCAATGTTTAGCTCGTCGAGTTCAGAAGATTGGCCGCGTGGGATAACTTTTCGCCATTTGCGACCGTTTTTCAGTAACAGTTCTAAAGCGTAAGAAAACACTGGGTGTGAATTGCTGTTGTGCTTAACCGTGATCATGCCGTTGGCATCAGTTACGTTATCCTCACCATACTGACGCTTGAGGGTTTCTGCCTTAATCTCGGCAAGCGTCATCTGTCCTGACTCAACGCGGTTTGAGTTAGAGGAATCCATGAGCGTGCCGTTCATGTCGTTGATGTCGTTGGTATCCTCATCAACACTTTCGTTATAGCCGTCCTCTGAGATAAAACCAAGACATTTGAATGCTGCAGGAAGCGGGGTCTCATAGTCGGTTGGCAGGTCAGTTCCAACAGGAGCAGAGAAGATATAACCACCTTCAATGCCTTTACCAGTTGAGACGTTCTCTACATTATTAGTATTAGTTTCAGGCATTTGTTTTCCTTTCATTCGCAGACCGAAAACTCTACGGTCATTTGATATCTTTCCTGTTTTGAGTCGGGGTCAGGAAAGCGATAGAAGTTGCTTACTTCGGGAGCAAAGATGTTGGGATGAATATCGAGAAAGTAAGCCGCTCTACTTGCTTCGTTGGCGATTTTTACCGCTCTTTGTCTGGTGTCTGCCCAGGCTTGAACGGTTAACATACAGCGTCTTACGAAGCGACTGCCACTCTGTCCCACAAGCTCAACGCTGATAAACTCATCTGGTCGTTGTTCTGGAATGGTCAGAACGGTTTTTATTTCAGTTTGCTCAGCAATAAGCTTCGCTGCTTCTTTTTCAATATCCAACATTTTTTTATCCCCTTAAGCTTTTAAGCAGCGTGTTGTTTTTGGCATTGGAATAACGAGCATGGTTTGTTTTAGTGCGCACTAAATAGCCGTTAGCCATTTTGCCTTTAATAGGTTTTGCTTCGTGTCCTTCAAGCCTATAGCCATCAGGTGAGACCTTCGCGTTAGCTGACGACTTAATACGATTAGCCTTCTTTTCGAGCTGTCCTTGCACTCCTGCACTGTTCATAAGGGCAATGTATCCCGGGCGATTCATCTTAAATTTTCCAATCTTAGCCATGAACAACACCTACCTCAACAGTCCTGTTGTATGGTCCAGGAGTGTTGTCGTCCATCCAAGGTTTAGGGTCGCCAATTACCTCGTAGGTTTCACCAAAAACCTCAACCGAGCAGCCACGCAAACTCTTCGTATAGGTTTTAGGGAAATGTAGGGTAAAGTTGACCTCAACCCCGTTTGGACGCGTTGCGTCTAGATCGTTTGTGGATCCAGGCTGTACCAATACGTCGTCAACGTAATCAACTTGCACGTTTGACTCAATTGGGTCTCCAAACTCATCAACAGTTATATTGGGATGAGCGACAGAAACTGCAGTACCTCTTAATAGCCAACTCATGTTGCATCCTCATCTATGACGGGAGCTATTGTTCTGATCCTTTGACCAATAAACCCAAGTTTTTTTAAATCGCTTTTGCTTAAATAGAGGTCGCCAGTTGGATTACTAAACGTAATGCTGGCGTTGTATGAGCCCGCAGTTTGACTGTACTGGCTCGCTCCTTCAAATCCCGCTGGCACTGATAACGAGCGATTTGCTACAGCACAGCAAACCGCCGTTACTGCTCGGTCAAAAGCTGGATGATCTCCCTTTTCATATATGCTGCCCCAAAATGTTTCATAGGCATTTTGGATTGCTGCACTTGCATCTGCTAGTAGCGTTTCAACTTTCGTTTTGTCATTACTAGCGCCGTAGCGTTTGGCGTAATCATCGTATGTCGCAAAAACCGTATCTGCCATTCGTTCACCTAGCTGATAATTGCCAACAGTTCAGCTTTAGTAGCGGAAGATGGTAACTCGATTCCTTCTTGTGATGCATAAGCCCGAATCTCCGCAACAGTTGATGCTTCGGTTGGTTTTGCAAGTTCACCAGCAGCGTCATCTGTGGAAGCGGTATCTGCAGCCTCGTTAGCTTCACCAGCAGCGTCATCTTCCGATAAAGCTGCAGTCTGCAGTGCATTCTCTGCATTCGTAGCTGCCATAATCCCAGCGGCGATGAGCGACTGAATAACCTCTTTGACCGTGCCAGTGTCTGGATCAACGTGCGCTGCTACTGCACCTGTATAAGCCGAACCATCTGCGTTCACTAAAGCAATGTGCTGAGGCAACAATGGAGATGCTTTATCAACATCTTCGACAATGAATTTTTGTACCAAAGGCATAAAGCATTCTCCCTTCTAAGCAGACTTAAGAACCGAGAAGCCTTTAGGATCAAGTACGGCGTAGGAGTAAACGCCCTCAGTACGGTAAGCAAGCTGATTAACCTTTTTGAGGTCAACGCCCGTACCGTCTGGGTCGCCATACTCGATGATTTCAGACCAAATATCGCGGACAAAGCCCCATTTGATGAGAGAGAAATCGCCCATAATTGCGAGTACCTTAGTTGCGGTTTTTGCCAGGCGGCCGTTTACCGTGCCAGAAACCGATGCGGGAATACCGTCAAAGTTGCCAGCAGCCAAGGAAAGGGGAATCTCGGGGAACAGGCGCAAGCCAGTAGCGGGTACGCGAAGTTTGCGAAGATCAGAAGCTAACTGACGAGACATAGCAATACCATTGATGTTGTAGTCGATGATCGCATCTGCCATAGAATCAATATCAGCTACATAATCATCTGTAGCAGTTACGGCATTCGCACCAGATACCAAAGAAGTATATCCATCCATTACGGTGCCAGCTTTTGGATTGATAGCATGATAGGCGACGTAATCCAAGGCACGACCGAGTGCGGCGCTTTGATCTTCCTGAATGGCTTTGACGATATCGAGCTGATTATCTTCGTCAGCCCATTTAAGCTCATCGGATACGCGTGTAGTAGTAACTACCTTAAAAATCTTTCCGTTAACTGGAGTGAGGTCTTGTTCGTAAGAGCCTTTAGCTGCACCTTCGGCGACAACCTCAGCTTCAGATGCTGGATTAAAAATCATGTGAGTTTGATCAGCGAAAGATACAGGAGATGCCGCAGAAAGCGTTGCGATCGTAGAATTATCTTTTGCTTTGTTTACCATCTTGGTCACGACCGATAAAGGCAATTTAACCTTAGATGTAGTAAGTGCCATAGTTTATCCTTTCTTAATTTTCATCGTTTCCGAACAGCGCCTTTACAAAAGTGCGCTGTTCGCTGTCTCCCTTTGGATCACCACTAAACGCACCAGGCGTTGGATCCTTGGGGGCTGGTGGAATTTGAACCTTTGCAAACTCTGCTAGCTTGTCGGCGTATGCCTTCATAGATTCCTCATCTGCTCCAGTGATTAGCTCTTCTGGAACGCCAGTTTCTTTCGCAACCTTTGCGCGAAGTTCGCGCTGGGTATCTGCTTCCGTTCGCTTTTTCGCTTCTTCCTCAAGTTCAGCGATGCGATCGTTAGCTTTTTGAAGTTCGGTTTTCTTAGCTTCTTCACCTTCGTCATACGCCTGAGCTTTCTTTTTGAGGTCTTCGTAATCTCCAAATTGCGAGCGAACTTTATTCTCGGCACGCTCGATTCGTTCTTTGATTACTTTGTCGAACTCTTCTTGAGTTGTGATTGGCTCAAATGCCATACTTTCTCCTTCATCTCGAAGTGGTGAGCAGTGTTTCCGTCACTGCGACGTCAGATAAGAGATTTCCGCTCTCTTTCGCGTTAGTTAATAGTTTGTGTTCGCTGTCGCGTTTTTTGCTTTTGACAATAAAAAAGCCCTCATGTAGAGGGCTTTTGGTGTAGCTTTAATTCGAATTCGATTAGACGCGGGAGGTTGCCGCATCAATTAGTATCGTAAGAGCCATTTCAAAAGATTGGCCTAAAAATGATTTAACTTTTCCCATTCGGGAGTTTTCTTTTACGTATATAGCTCCATCCATAGTTATTGCAGGGTCACCTACAGATGCTAAAGAAAGAGAATCTATAACTATCCCTGAAAGACCATCAAATAGAAACCCTTCGACTAAGCCTTTTGTTTGAAGATGTTTTAGAACGGAACCGAAGTATGCTTCGTTGCAGTCGGCAAGAGAACGCATAGCGGGAATGTCTACCTTCTTGCCATTTTTTAAACAAGCATATAAGTAAGCGAGAATCTTGTAAGCAATTACCTCGTAATCATCAGATGACATGATTGCCTCTTTCTACAATCCAATATTTTGCTTAATGAGAGTTTTTGCAACCAGCTGGCAAGTGTCTTTCACAACCGAAAGGGATGTGTCTCCGACCGACTTAGAAATAACTTCTTTTGCTTTTCTCCACACTTTATCAGAACGAAACGAATCTAAATAATCGTAGCCTTCCCATGTAATGCGAGTTATCTCTATGCTTAAAGGAGTTGTGTGAAAGCCATCATATTCAACCGAACCAGATATAAGTCCACGATCTATAAGAAGTTCTGTGTGGAAAGCAATAGTTCTTATGTCGTAGCGTTGGTTAACAAGAACGGAATCAGTTATACCCTTATCTGATTGTTCGGTAGTCAGGAGAATGTACCTGATCAGATCTAAATCACGCTTCATCTTTTGACCTCTTCCATTCCATGATAAAATATACCTATGTTAGGCGGCCATTTACCACCCATAGGTGGTTTATGAGCCGCCTATCGTATTTTTCTTATTTGCTGGTTATGATCAAGGATATAGATAGACCCTTTACTAAAACTTCGGCTTTGGTTGATCCACATAATCAGGACTTCATCAGGTAGATTATTTGCACGATTATCAAATAAGAGAGCAATTGCATTTTTCTTTCTTTTGCTCGTTTCTTTAATATACCCATTTATCGTGTTATAACTTTTAGCGTTTATTAAGGTTTTTATTTCAAGACCAGACTCTAAGTCCGCATAGCTGTCAATCTTCCTTGTTTTCTCATTAAATACTTCATCTTGGACGAAAACGGCAGCAAAGCCATCTTGTTGAATTGCTTTTACTGTTTCTAGCTCTTGATTATGTGCTTGACTTGCCTGCTTTGTCCTTGTTTTAAATCCTCTGACCGCTTCGCTTTCATATCTAGGCTTAGGAATCGTTCCATCCATCAACCATTGTTTATCACGCAGTTTCATCTCTTTAGATAGAGCTGATAGATCTTCTTTGTTGCTAAAACTAAGACCTGTTTGCTTCTCCATGAGCAACATACGGTCATACATACCTTCTGGATCGTAACCCTCAACGATTTCAGCGAATCTATCGTCCTCGAATCCAGGGACGATTTTACAGTCACATCCACGGTGATAATGGCTTTGCTCGCCAGCAGTTTTTCGGGTGTGGTAGACCGCCCCTCGTGAAGCAAGCATGTAGCAAAACGCACACGTCTCAGCGCCAGTTGTTACGCGAGCAAAACGAACCCCTTTTTGTTTATCACGCTTTGTATTAGCCAAGATAGTTTCATTTAAGCTTTGCTTCATTTCGTTTTCTACAAGTTCGCCGCATGACTTTGCAAATCCGCTTATATCACCATTGATTAGCTTCTTAGCTTGATAATGCGCAACTTTGTCAATGGTCTCTTTGCTGTAAGTAGTCTCCGTAATGGCTTCAGGAAGCTTCACGTGCGCCTTTTGAGCCTGTTTGTCGTACCACTTAGCGGCAAGCGTTGCGCTAGCTTCTCCGTAGGCTTGAACCATTCCACTCATGGTTTCTTTTGCCATCTCTCTACACTCGGCAACACTTGCATCTGGGTTAATTCTTATCCAGGCTTCAACTTGCCATACGGTTTGTTGCCTTGCTTGTTTTACTAGCTTTTCAACGTCGTTGTTGTAAGCGTCGAAATCAGCGCGGCTAATCATTCGGATCCCTCTGTAACAGCAGCAGGATTATCTTCGTTGTTTTGTGGCTGGATGCTTGTCATTGAAGCAAGAAGCACACGGGACTGTGCTTTTACTTGATCACTATGAAGTCGCAAAATCTGCTCTTCGCTGTATCCGAGTTCTTCTAGTGCAACATCAGACTCAGCAAGCCAAGGAAGAGCTGAAATCTGCTTAATCATGGCATCAGATTGAGAGACAACTGATGGCATTGCAGGGTTTCTAAACTTTGCTTCGATGGTATAACCCGAATCACGAATATCACTAAAGGAAGAATTGCTTTCGACTGCTAGAGCCATCATGGCCACGTTAGTAAGAGCTCGTCCATTTTCGGCATTTAACGCTTGAGCATCGATAACCATATCTTCTTTTGCAGCATAAATGGCTTCGGCCGATGATGGGTTATCGCTTACAACGCCCAGAGCCGATAAAGGCACGTTACTAGCGCCAGAGAATTGAGCAGCAAGAGAGCGCATATAGTCAATATGGGGCTGCATTGACAATTGCGAGAGCTGCCCAAAAATAGGAGCACCATTTTCACCAGCGGTTACCTCTAGGATTGCTCCAATGTATGCTGCGAATTTGCTGTCGTCGGGAATAGTCTTGTTATCGGTATTGAGCAGATATTTTTGTGGATAAGCGGCGAATTCAGCCGCAATTTCAGAGCGTTCCTTCTCGCGCTGTGCGTCATCGGTTAGCGACATAACAGTGCGAGTAATACGACTTTTGCCAAAGGGGCGCTCAAGTGTTGGATGATAAGCCATTGGTTCGATGAGCGGTCTGCCCATCCTGTGTGTTGCGCTTTGAGCAATCCATCCTTGTGAGGTCTTTTTGATGATAACTAGACTATCGCGAGTAAACAGCTTAATAACGCTTGGATCTCTCTCTTCGCTATTTGGTCTTTTAACTGATTCAGCAACAACAAGACCAGCTTTTACCTCCTTTAGAGCGTCATCCCATAAAAGAGCGGCCGCAGTCATAGGGTAGGCACTAATGACTGCTCTGCCGTTATTTCCTGTGGTTACCGTCCAGGCAACGCAACAGTGCCTAAGTTCGCAAATTACTGCTTTGCGATACATCGCTTTTAAGTGGTTTGCGCTTGCTATTTTGAGCAGCAATTCGTTAGTAGCTTCATCCGATGAGGTGAAGCCATCAAACTGAGACCGTGCTGCCAAATAATCAACGGTTTTAGCTGGCCAATCCACTCTTGATTTTACTTTGCCAGACATCTCTTTAGAGATGGCCACGCCGAGGCCTTTTGTGGGCACATGGCCGAGATAGTATCTATCTCGTAATTGATTGCGGGAAAGCTTGTCTTGCCAGATGGTATACAATTCTCGCACCAGCATGCGTTGCTCTGGTGTCAAGCCTTTAGCTTGCGCGATTGCTCTAGTTAGTCTCTGCGTCAAAATGATGCCTCCTGTTTCCTTTGAGGATTTCTTTTCGATGTCATAACTCCCCATATAGCAAGCGATACTGCTTCAATGGGGGTAGACATATCGCCGCCCCAGCCCCATCCGTCTGATCCAATTCTTCTTCTTATTGATTTGGTTACAGAGATATCTAGGGCGGGTTGTTCGATATGCGTGATTTCTTCTGTTTGGATCGCTTCGAGCGTCATAGCAGCCGCTGTGATAACGTCGGCTGTTTTTGGCACCACGAGATATTTCTTCGGGGCGTCCTTGGCTAATTTTTCGATTAAATTACCTGTTCCAGATTTGCCGTCAATAACAACACATGACCCAATGCGAGAGCGAGTTAAAAGCCACATAGCAAGCCAAGTAATTCCTTCTGACAATGGTTTGACTTCTATAACTTCAACATGTACGGGCTCGTTATCTGCTTTTAGCGCAACAGCTAAAGCAACCTCTGATCCATCAGGTGAAAACTTAACGCCATAAGCTATTTTGCCTTCGAGCGGAGCTTGCTCTGGTTCAATCTGTGTTTTTGCCCATTCCTTTTTTTGAGACTAGGGCGTTTGCTTTTCGTGGGAGCCAATAACCAAGATATTCTTGTGCTGCTGCAAGGTGGTCAGATCCAAAAGAGCGTATTCCTGCTCTGATTGCGTTTAGATCTGCAACACCTTCTTCAATTGATGGATTTGCTTCTTCCCATCGGCTTTCGTCGTATACGTCTCCAACTTCGCTAACGCCATATTCAAGCCACAGTAAATCGTCTTGAGGGTCGTTATGGGCTTCTTCATGCATGTCTGAAAAGCAAGTTGCTGTGCTTCCTGCTCGAGTAGGGGTGCCAAGGTAGATAAACTGTGTGTTGTGGTGTTCGCCTGATGTTGTTGTGGGGGTGATAGCCTGCACGTGTTCGGTGGTCAGCTCTTGGGCTTCGTCATATATGACAACGTCGAATGAAAAACCCAACGCAGATGATTTGGTTCGTGTGGAAAAAGCTAGAAGGCCACCGTTTTTAAAGAAAAACGCTTCCTGGGCAGTTTTATTTGAAACCCCTTCCAGTAAGGCATTAAAAAAGGGGTATTTCGCGAAAGGATCATCGGTCTTTTTGCCGAAAATATTCTGGAAACGTCTAAGCATCTCCATCGTGGTTGCGTAGTTATGGTCTGTCCATAGCACCTTATACCCAAGGATTACAAGCAGAAACGCTGACCAAACAATGCCGTCAATGCTCTTACCTGCTTGCCGAGGGATTGATAACCCCACACGCCTATGCACGAATTGCCCATCTGCTTTATGTGTAGTGATTCCTTTCAAGGCTTCATACTGCCAATTGAGGGAGTTTATGCCTGCGAACGAAGCGACCTGACGTGCTTCGTTGGCATAATGCAGCCCTATTGGCTGATGGATATAAAGGCTAGGAACGCAAGCCATCAACTACCGCCTTTGCTATTTCTTCGAGGGGGTTGTTGTTTGCTTGAGATGAGTCCTCTGTTAGCTTTTCGATTTCTTCCAATGTTGCTCTGTATTCACGGCACATTGCGGCAATGCAATTAGAGGGTGTGTTTATGTCTGTTAGCTGGGCATGTAAAATGTCGCGCAACTCTAACAACCTAGACGTTCTATCCTCTTCTGGAAGCTGCTTGATTGCTTTTAAGGAAGGTTTGGGCTCTTTGTTTGCAAGCTTGTCATTTTTTAAGTCCAGCTCTTTGATTCTTGCCTTAACGGCCGAAAGTGATCGCCCGAGCTTACGAGAGATAGCAGTTGGTCCCAACTGGGGATAAGCAGCTTTAATGTATTCAATTTCAAGATCAGTGAATCTATCAGCTTTGCCCATTTGAAACCTCCTTTATTTTTGCCGACCCCTTTTGCCGTCTATTGTTTGAAAAAAAGGCAGAATGCCCCGTGGCTCGCCTTGCCGTGAGGGGGAGGGGATATCCCCCTCACTCGTTACCATTCCCGTGACGTAGGACATGGCAGCTCTCTCGGGGCTGGTGTCTGATTGATGTCCTTGTTTCCACGTTTCTGGTTACATATACGGTGCGCTGGCGCTACGTTCGCTCTATCAAACGGAGATCCTCCTTTGCTTACAGGTATGATCTCGTCCACCTCAAAGCTCATCGGATCACCCGCTGGTAAGTCGTAGTCGATTGCCATACCGCATAAATGACAAGGCAAGCCCTGAGCTTTAAGCCAAGTCCTTACCTTGCGTCTAGCATTTCCGTTTTTATTTCGTGGATCACAAGCCATATATCCATGATGGCTTCGCTGTCGCGTGTTTATATTCGAGAGCGTTTAGGCAAGAAGAAAGCCCCACTGCAAGCAATACAGTGAGGCTTTACTTCTTGGTCGAGACAAACCAACAAGGAGTAAGAACATAAGGCAAGGAGATCAAAAGTGCCTCATGCACTTACCATTATGATTTCGATGTCGCGGGTTTACGCTTCAAGAGTCTTTCTTGGTCGTCCTGCTTTTGGCATCGCTTTTTTTCTTTCTGCAATAGAATTCACGCTGATATAAGTTCGTCTTCCTTCTCGGTATCCTTCGAGTAAACCAGCATCAAGCATTTGAGTTATGCGACCCTTAGACACGCCTAAATCTCGAGCAGCTTGAGCAGCTGATACCGTGTCACCATCTATCACATAATCCGGATCTGTTTCGAAGAAAACATTAACTGATTCAGAGCCATCAGGACAATCGTGCCTTGTGTAACGTGGTGGTTGCTCTCCATCTGTTAACAATGAAGCAACATAGGTTTTCATAGCATCTGCCGCCATATAAACAGCATCTTCGTAAGTATCGCCATATGTAAAGCATCCAGGAAGGTTAGGAACCTCGACACTATATCCTTCTTCATCAGGAGTCAGTATTGCTTGGTATATAAACTTTTCCATATCTATCCTTTCGGGGTAGCTGGTCTATAGCCAACCAGCTACCTTCGCTATGTTCCTGTAAGTGCCTATTGGTATTTCTTTTTTCGAAGTTGGAACCGTTACCATCTTCTTATCTTTAGTGAATACTATATGGCTACCTTTGCCTCTTCGCTCTTGCCAACCTTCCTTTCTAAGTCGTTTGATAACTTCCTTAACTTCTTGTTCTTTCGGCATAAGGTTCCTTTCCTTTAACCGTTGAATATATTATAAACTGTATAGAGTTAATAATCAATAAGTATTCTAAACTATTTATATTTTAATTTTGCCTACTTAGTCATTCGTATTTCGTTTAGTTGAACGCTCGGTAGGTTAGGCGTTAGCCCTTGCGCCACGAGTGCGGGCGTGGCGTCAGCCCGCACGCACGGCCTAACCCTACCTAGCTTTAAACTAAGGTTTTGTTAGGTAGGTAATACTTATATCTTTAGATATAGAGTTACCTACCTAGGTTAGACCGATTACCAATCATCTAGCGTGGCTTCAAGGTCAGGGTCAAAAAGGATACCTGCTTTACCGTTCCCTTTTCTTGACTCAATCGAGCACCAATCGCATTTATCTTTTTTAACCCAATTAGCTACCGTGCTCTTACTCACTTGCTTACCCTGCACTTCTGGCATTCGCTCGACCACGTTATCGAGCGTTCGTTCAATGCCTTCTCTATCACACGCATCCATGCCTTCACGTAAAGCTGTTAGTTTCTCTCGTTGCCTGCCTTTGTCCCGCTCTGCTTTTTTACTTCTACCTTTTTCGCGGTATTGGCTGCGGTCCAATATCGCGCCTTCTGGATAAAGGTCGGCAAGTAGGCCGTCTTTATCTCTATGGTGTATCGGATAATCAAACCAAAGATTTACCGCGTCGAAACGGGGGAATTCGCGCAGTGTCCCCTCTACTCTCCATGCTGTTTTTGCTCTTGCTCTTTGTCGCGCAAGGTACACTTGGTTCAAAAGTACGTCTTCTTTGCCAATGCCACGCGCAAACTCTTTTGTTGCTGCCAACATCTTGTTAGCGGTTACTTGGTCGTCCTGGCTGATAAGATCGTGCCAACCACTAAAGTTAGCAGGGTCAGCATCCAAAAACGCGCTACAGCACTCGCACACTGCGCTATCTTCGATCTGTTGCACAAAAGCCTCATCCATGTGCAACCCAATCATATCGAGCAGAGCGTCAGGATCGCGAGCAAACACGCCCGAGCCCGACGCTCTGTCCATGGAATTCTTTTGCCCCTGTAAACCCTTAGAATGATGGTGGCAATAAATCACGGCGCACCCAAGCGAATCGGCTACTTTGTCAAACTGGTTGCAAAACGTAGCCATCTGATCTGCTGAGTTCTCATCTCCTGTGATGACTTTGTAGATTGGGTCGATGATTACCGCGATTGGTCGTGTTTTAAGGGCGCGTCTGATAAGGGACGGCGCTAACTCGGTCATAGGCTTAGATTTGCCGCGTAAATTCCAAATCTCGACATTATCTAAATTGTTCGGTGTTGCACCCATCGCTTGATATACGTCTTTAAAACGATGCAAACAACTTGCGCGATCAAGCTCTAGATTGACATATAAAACCCGTCCTTTTGCACATGGCCATCCAAACCAAGATAGACCCTCAGCTATTGCCACGCATAGGCTGATTAGTGCAAACGATTTACCTGCCTTAGAAGGTCCAGCGATTAACATCTTGTGTCCCTGGCGTAAAACCCCCTCAATTAACGGTGGCGATAATTCGGGCAAATTATCCCAAACATCACTCAAGCTCTCAGGCTCGGGTAGATCGTCGTTTTGCTCTGCTATCCAGTCTTGCCAGTCTGACCATGATTCGCGTCCGATGTTGGTAGCTATCAACCACTGCTTTTTGCCGTTTCTCATAACACCAGGCATACGTGATAGGCGTGATGGATTTTTGTTCTGCGTGTCGATCTTAAGACCATTTTCTTTGCATGTTTGATACAGCAGATCTACGCGCTTTCGGTATTCGTCATAGTTGCCTGCATCTACACGCACAATGGCGTGTATGCTTTTGTTTCCACTGTGTACCAGAGCAGCAACGGGAAGCTCTAAGCTTTTTATAATCGCAATTTGGCGAGCAGGCGCCATTTCGTCAGACTCTACAAGCGCATACTTAAACTCGGTAACGTTGTCGTTCCTAACGCCTTGGCCGTCAAGTGGATTAAACCTAATCCAGGCTCCTGCTTCAGTGTTGTTGAAGCCTAATGAGCTAGCAAAATCGTTTTGGTATTGTTCAAGCCTGGCAATAATATCTCCTGCAGTCTCTGTAAACGCTCCTTTGCTTTTTGGTATCCATTTTCCATCCTTGTTCCAGGAATCACATACATAGCCAACGATATCTTCAGCTGAAAAGAGCGTTTCAAGATAACGAATGAGGTCACGATAACCTTGCCACTCTGTGCCTGGCTCGGTTAGCTCTTCATTTTCTACCCATGTAGGATCAATGATTTTGTAGGACTGATTTGACTCTTTTTTCTCTGAGAAGCCATGAGATCGATTCTCTGGCTCGATAAAGTCAAAATAGCCTTCCCAAGTCTAAAGCCTCGCCCATATCGTATTCTGGCGGCTCCCAGCCAGCTTTGCGGGCATATTCTACGAGCGTGCCACCTGTAATCTTTCCGTCAGGGCAAAAAGTTGCCCATTTTCTCTCACATTCACCTTTGTGGTAACGGGGAGCATCCCGCATGCTCCATGTATCCCAAGCATCCCAAGCAAAACCAGCAGATTGTAATGCCATCCCGACATTTACCCATTCGGTGTAATCGAGCGATCCTGGATCAATCGCATTTAGACATTCGAGGAGGTTGTATCCTTGGCCAAAATCATCATTCATGAGATCACCTCATTTGGGTTATAAGTGCTTGGATTTACGCCTTTAGGGACCCTCCATCTATTTGCAGCAATGCGATTAATCATCTTATGCGCTGCGTCGAACGACCATGAACCTACATGACAAAACCCTTTGTTTTCGAGCAAGCGAATCTGTTTAGGCGTGGTGTAGCCTTCGTTCCGGCGTTTATTGAGTTTATCGAGCAACAAGCTTGCTTTGCCAGCGCATTCAACTTCATCAGGATAGATGCCGAATTTCTCAAGTGCGGCAAGTTGTTTATCACTTGCAGGTGCCATCTCCCAATCAAACGTGGGTGCCCAGCTTACTAAATCTTCTGCCTGGATGCTCATCTCGAATTGTAGAGGGTCTACCAGTTTGCGTTTTCTAGTTCGCATTTCTTTGAGCTGTTCAGCTAGAGCTTCTTCGCGCTGCGCCACTACGTCTTCTTTTGCTTTATGCTCGATCTCTTCGAGGTCTAATGGCATACCGCTTGCATCTTCTAGCTGTTTGGTCATGGCATTCGCTACATCGTCATTTTGTGCGATTAGGTGAGCAGGATGACATAAGTCATGCCGCTCAGTCATCCATAAGAAATCGAGCACTAATAGATCTTCTTTACCGGTCTCTGGAGATAAGCGAGTGCCTCTCCCTACCATCTGGCAATACAGGCTTCTGACCTTGGTCGGACGTAAAACTACAACGCAATCAACGCTTGGACAATCCCAGCCTTCGGTAAGCAGCATCGAGTTACACAAAACAGCGCCTTTACCCGCGCTATCAAATGTAGTTAAGACTTCTTCACGGTCTTTGCTTTCTCCATTTACTTCCATGGCCATAAAACCGCGTTCGGCCAGGATATGCCTAAATTTCTTTGAGGTGGCAACTAATGGCAAAAACACTACCGTTTTACGCTCCATACATCCCGCTGCTAACATCTCATCAGCAATTTGTTCAAGATAAGGGTCAAGAGCAGTGCCAATTTCGTTTACTGCAAAGTCGCCATTAGATACCTTTACGCTGGTTAAATCGAGCTGCAAGGGTACAGTTTGCGCTTTGATAGGGGAGAGGTACCCCTCTCTAATCGCTCTCGGGAGGGTGTATTCATAAGCTACTGAATTAAAGAATTCCCCGAGGTTTCGTTTGTCTCCTCTGTCCGCCGTTGCGGTTACCCCCAGGATTTTAGCGGTAGGAAAGTGAGCTAACACCTGCTGGTAGCTATCAGAGAGTGCATGATGAGCTTCATCAACAATGATCGTATCGAAATACTCATTATCGAATTGTGCTAGGCGCTTAGGGCGCATTAAAGTTTGCACGCTGCCAACCGTGACACGGTACCAATCGTTAAGGCTGGTTTGTTCTGCCTTCTCGACACTTGATCCAAGTCCTGTTGCGCTTTTTAGCTTGTCAGCTGCTTGCTGTAAGAGCTCACCTCGGTGAGCCAGAATTAGAACGCGCCCACCGTTATCTACTTCGTCTTTAGCGACCATCGAGAAGACTACGGTTTTTCCGCATCCGGTCGGCAAGACAAGGAGCGTCTTTCGACGCCCCTCTTTCCATTCTTGATGTATTGCCGTTCTGGCTTCTTGTTGATATGGTCTTAACTGCATCACATGCTCCACATCTCACCAGTAGAAGGGTTCACATACTGAGCTGGCTGCTGAGGTAGGGGCATTGCAGACTGTACAGGGGCTTGTGCTGGTACGGGAGTTGTAGCGGGAGCGGCAGTTACTGTCTGTGCAGGAACGCCAAATGCTTTTTGATATTCCTCGAACGCTTTATCTGCCTCGTCGGGACGGCAGTATGCTGTTACCTCGTTAGATTCTCGTTCTTCTCCGTCTTTATTGAAATAAGAGCGTAGATCAAGCTTAAGCCAGCCAGTTTTTTCCAAGATTTCGTTCCAGTGCATAGCCTCTTGCCGTTTGCGTCCTTTGCGAATCCGAGACTTTGGAAGAATTGACTAACGCGCCATTGGGTCTTTGTCGAGAGCATAATCCGATCAGTAATGTTGACGGTATTATTCCCTGCAGTAACCTCTAGAGTCAGCTTCGCTCTTGGGCAGGCGGCCATTTTATTTGAGCCTTGAAAACGCTCTCGCTCTAAGTTTTTAACGGTGAATGGGTAGTATCCAGGAGCTAGCAAAATAAATTCATCGGTCGCGTCAAATTCGCCTTCCCAATCGAGGGCTTCTCCGAGATTTGTGTTTTCAGCCATTTTTTTATTTTCCTCTCTGTTTGTTTTTAGTTAAAAGGCACTGGTTCTTTATTGATTCTGTTGGCTTGAATGCGATTTAGTACCTCTGGCCAGTTAGGAACGATAAATCCAGGGATATATTCAGGCGTGAAGTTTTCTGGTGGAGTATCAAGAGTGAAGTGTCCAACTTGAGCAGCTACCTCTCTCACCTCGTCTACTGTTACGCCATCTTTTGCCATGAGTTGCAAGGCTGGTTCCCAAAAGCTGGGGAGATTGGGGGGGTTTCTGACACTAATGGTTGCGCTACAGGAGCGGCTTGAGGCTGTTGTGTTTTTGTTTGTGGTGTAGCTGCAGGCTGTGATGGTTCTGCTGGAGTAGAGGCGGTTAGATTGGTGATAAACGGAGCAATGACCGAATAATTAAACTTGTGCTCTCCGTCCAATCCCCAACGGTTTTTAGCATCCCAGCACGCATCATGACTGACATACATTACGCGTTTATTCCCGCGCGCCTTGCCTTTTACCTGCCCCATACCAACGTCAACAGCTTCAATGATTGTTTTGTAGTTTGCGAATAAGAGAGCATCTGCCCATTCTTTTACAATCGCTGCTGTTTTCTTTTGAAGCTTTAGCTCCCAACGGTCGTATGGCTGCGCTTCGTTGGGTTGCTCGAATTTACGTGTCATGGCATGAGCGGTGATAACTACGTTTATTCCCGCCTCTACCACATCGGAGAGCCTGTTTAAGAATCTGCCAAACTCTTCTTTCAAGACGGTATACCCCTCGCCATATCCTGGCGAATCAAGTGATGTCCATTTGTACTTTGCGCAAAGCTGTTCAACGCAGAGGATTTCTGCCCAGTCGGCGGTATCAATGACTAATGTCTTGCAGGGTTTTTCCTTTATTACGTCATCAATGTAGCTAGTGAGCATTTGCCAACTGTTAGGGGAGGGGTCAACCCTTGCCACGTCGTAGGCGTTAGTACCGCCTTCGGTATCGATAAATAAAGGATCAGGAAATTGTGATGCAAAGGTTGTTTTGCCGATTCCCTCGGGTCCATAAATAACAATCTTTTGCGCCTTTTGAACTTTTCCTCGTGTGATTTGCATTATTAAAAACTCCATTCTTGTACGGCTTGGGTTGTTGTTTGTGCTGATTGGATAGGAGAGGTTGCTGTAGTGGCGGTTTCGAGTACGCGACCGTCTTCGATGATGATTGAGCACTCATCTCCCGTGCTTACACGGGTGCCAATAACTTGCAATCCTTCTGATTCAGCCCAGGATCCAAAGTCGGCAAGTGTTTGGGTATCGAATTGCTCCAGTTTGTCCACTAGAACAAACCCACATTCAGGTTTTAAGCGTCTGACAATTGCAGTGGATACCCTCAGTTGCTCGGATGAACTCATGCAATCCCATGCTTTGCCTTTGTAGGTGAGAACACCGCTCTCTACGCCTAGTTCAGGTAAAGGTAAATCTGCGCCATCCAAGAGACGAACTCGTGCGTTTCTTACTGTGTCCAGCTGCTGAGATAGTTCGTCGTATTGGCCTTTGAGTTCGTCGGCTTCTTTAATTGCCGCTTCACGCGCGGTGTTTTCTCTGATTTTGGCGTTGGTGGCATCAATATCAGCTAAAGATTTCTCGATGGCTTCGGTGTTCTCATCCTGTAGCTGTTCTGCTGCTTTTTGAGCTGTTACAAAATCGGCAACAGTTTCGTTAAACGTCAAGACAGTTTGCGCTTTTTCTTGCTCTAATTTCTTTATTTCGTCTTGTTTTGCAGCGATTTCATTGGATATCCTGCCGATTCGATCCAATAGCTCCTCTTTTTGTTTTTTGAGCGAATAAACCTGATCGCGCTTCTTTTGATTTTCAGCATTGCGTAAAAGAATAGCTTGCTGTTCCTGGATGAGTTCAGATGCACTTATAGGTTCATCTGGCACGTTTGGCCACAACGTCATTTCCTCTGCAGCGCCGCGCTTCTGCCGCTCATACTGACCGATAGAGGTGCGCTGTTGATACAGCTTCTGTTCCTGAGCGTCAAGAGAGGCTAGTTCGTCTCCTACACCAATGATTCTGAGTAAGATCTCGGCTTTCTCTTTGTCGTTTTTGCTTAAGAATTTAGGCAAGTTAAGAGCGAGTGATTCTAAGAGATCGTTAAGTAAGGTTTGGCCTGATTTGCGCCCTTCAGGGTCGAGCACTTTAAGAGTTGAGTCTTTGCCTTTGCGCTCAACAACAATTCCGTTAGACAACTCAACGTGCAAATACGGGTCAGTTACTGAGCCTTCGCGCCTGGGGCTCGAGGGTTTGAATCTATCTCCACCCAACGCCCAAGATATCGCATCCAAGATGCTGGTCTTGCCTTGTCCGTTTCCACCACCGATAACGGTAAGGCCATCAGCTGCTGGCTCTAACGAAACCGCCTTGACTCGTTTTACATTCTCAGCTTCAAAGCTGGTAATTTTTACTGTCATATGCTCTCCTTTTTTGGGTCTGACCTGCGAAAGTGTCACTTGTTTTGTCTGTTCACAAAATTTACATATCTCTTAAAGAGTTCTTCAAACGCTCTATGCGGCGGCGTCTCGTGGCAAGCTTTCGTTCAAGAGCCTTGATCTCGGCTCTCTCAAGTCTTAATGCGTAATCGCTTTCTTGTTCGTCCCTGTATTTAGGTACGAAAAACTCTTTTTGTTGCTTTTCTTGCCAAGCTTTTTCGGTCTTGATGGAATGTGCACGTGTTTGTGGATTAACCTTTTGTAGCAGGCTGTAAATCTCGCTATCACGCTGATTAATTGCTTTAGCCAATCGGCAGGGTTTGCATATCCCATCAGCTTTTATCGTTGAGCGAGGTTTGCCGCACCATGGACATATCCCCAACTTCACCCTCTTTTGTTTAAGCGAAACAGAGCCCCCATTTAGTCGTAGCCTCTTTGCCTTTTGTTTTACGGATTCGGGGCTGCGGCCAAGATAATAGCTAATATCAGTTAGAGAGAGGGTAGAAGCGTTTTCTCTGAGGAATTCTTCTTCTTTGATTGTCCATAGCTTTTGTTTCTTCCGCGTCACAATATTTCCTCTTCAGCGATTGGTTCAACGCTAAAACGAATGGAATCGCCTGCTCGGCGAATTCTATCGTGCTTGTAGACGTGAACCTCGCATATCTGCGCATCATCGTCATAAGCGACTGCGTTTAATCCATCCATAACCGCCTTTAAGACGTTGTCGATGTCTGGTTTGCTGGTATTTCGCTCGCGCTCTATTCGCTTTGGTCGGCTTTTCGGTAGTGCTTTGAAAATGTGGAGCGTTAGCCTTACCGCCCCTGTGTATTTCTCGCCGCGATAGCAAGCTCCAACGATCGCTTCTTCCTCAAGCGTTGCCGTTGGGGTGTATGCGTGGGCATGTCCACCTTTAGTGACGATCCTGGGACGTCGCTTGACAGGGATTAGGTTTGCGACAAAAGAAACCGCCATTTATGCCACCTCATACATTGCTGACGCGTAACCTTTTGCATAGCCTTGGTCGTAGGCTACGGCTTGTGCTGATGCTTTACCAGCTCGTAAGCCCTCTTGATAGGCGTATTGACTTGCTTGGCCGATGGTACAAATGAAAGCGAAAACAATAGCTACGGCGCAGATTAGCAGTGCGACATAGGGACGAAGACGTGCCATTATGCCTTTGCGCATCTGTCTATCCAAGCAGGTATCTCTTTGGTGATTATGCGGATCCGTTTTCCGGATTTGATGTGAGGTAGTCTTAGCTCGTCTTCTCGGCGGCAAGACTGATAGATGAAACTCTCTGATAGCCCTGTTATCTTGCAGGCTTCCTTCACTCCAATAGTGAGAGGTGATATTTTGTCTTGCATGATTCATCGATCCTCCTTAGAATCGTTAGTGTGTTATCCGCTTTTGAGCGGTTGCCCTCGTCGGTGGTGCGGCGGGGGCTTTTTTGTTAGGAGTAAGCCATGTACTCAATCAACGGAATTGATTTAACTGGCAGCCAGTATCGAGAACTAAAAAGTCTGGTTGGTTTACATAGCGATGAGGAAAGAGCTTCTTTCGCGGCTAAAACCCTCCATTCTTACGAGAATCAAAACATCTGGAACCCAAACGGCATTGACTGTTATAAGGCGCTTGAATCGTTAGGGCTGATAGAAGGTACTCGCGGAATGAATGCTTTCCTTTTTTATGGAGTAGTCACTCAGGCTGGTATCGATTTCGTTCAGGATTTTGCTGCTAAGCAAAAGGAACAAAAACAAAAGCTTTGGAGTGACAGAAGATTCCAACTCGGGTTATCTCTTCTTACCCTCGCTCTCTCAACTGCTGCAGGCTGGCTAGCTGGTCATTTTTGCTAAAAAGATTCCAAGTAAGAAACCAAAAACAGCGAGATAGAACTGAATAGCTATCGTTTTCTCTTTTGGCGTGAATCCTGGCATTTTTTCCTCCTTTCTTTAAAACGCGACATCGATCCTATGCTTGATGTATGCGGAAAATTCCTAAACATATCGATCTTGAGCGAACCAAAGAACGAGAACTAAAGAAGCTTCTATCAAGACGGGATATCGCTTCCGTCGTTCTTTCTTTTGTTTTGAGCGTGCTGGGTTGTGCTTTCGGCTCGATACTCGGTAATTTGATCGAAAACCTTCTCTACTTTCTTTTCTAAGAAGATCACTCTCAAAAGAGTTATCAGGCATAAACCCGTGACAAAAGCAAACATAAAGTCTGTTACTTCCATTTCTTCCTCCTATTCCTCGAACAACTCTTCAAGCGAACATCCAAGTTCTTTAGCGATTTTGACCATGTAGCCAAATTGTGCTTTGTCTAAACCTTTCTTTTCGTATAGGTACAGAGCGCGTGCTGTTATGTCTAGATTCTTGGCCAACCGATAACAGCTGATCCCTTTTTCTTCGCATAGCTTTGCGATGTTACTTCGCATTATTCCACCTTATTTTGTGGTGAACATTTGTTCGTTAACAATATGTTGTATAATCATCTACGGGAAGCAGTATTAATTTCGGACTTTCTGCTTCTCTGAAATAGCCACCTCTTTTTTTGGGAGGAGGTGATTCAATGACCGTTCATCACGGTGGCAAGGTTGGTAAAGCTGGTAAGACTCTTGCAAAGAATGGGAGTTCTAAAAGCGCAAAGTCTAAAGCTGGTACAACGCTTGCTAATCACAAAGCTGCTAAGCATTAGCGCCGCTTGCCCTGTGCGATAACAGGGCTTCAATCTCGAAGTTTAGTTAGACGAAGTTCAGCTTTAGTAAGTTCTTCGTTTAACTCTTTAGAAAGACGTTCTGCTTCTTCTGCATGCCAATTCAAAAGGGCTGTAATCTTGAGAACTTTTTCAACGTCGCAGCTTTCAATTTTTGGCACGAGTTTTACTACTAAGGTTTTCATTTCTTTCTTCCTTTCTTTTCGTGGCTTTCGTTTCTTCAAACACTCCCTTAAATGACAGCAGGTATATGGGTTTAAGGGGCTAAATGAGGCAACCGATTAGGAGAAATCCGAATTAGACACCTGCTGCCACATAGGGGAGTGTTTGGGGGACTATAGGTTTAAATATAGTTTGAAGCGAAAAAAATATCGCTTACTTTTACGCCGAAAAAGGCTGCAAGCTTTTTAGCGTCATCTACTGTTATAGTTCCAGGATCGTTTTCCATCTTCATGTATGTCGGTCGTGAAACGCCGAGATAGTCAGCCGTTTCTTGCTGAGAATAGCGTGCTCTTTTACGCGCTGTTTTAATATCCAAAGTAGTCACCTCCTTGTAAACACAACTATAACTAAACATATAGTTACTGTAAAGTATTTTTATCATAAAATGTAAAGAAAGTTTATCGGAGGTCACAATGTCTATAGGCAAGAATATAAAGCGTCTCCGTTCTAAATACGGATTGACGCAAGAAGAACTTGGAGCTATTGCAGATGTCTCATCTATGGCTGTGTCACAGTGGGAAAACGATCGCGCTGTTCCTAGAATGGGAGCAGTTCAGGCGATAGCAGATCATTTCAAGATATCTAAAAGCGAGATCATTGACGACGAAAAAGACAATCACAAGCTTAGGGCTAACGTCCAGGGCATGGCGATGGGCCCCGTACCACTTCTAGGCTCTGTCCACGCGGGCAAGCCACAAGACCCTGATACGTATGATGGCGAAACGGTTAAAATACCGCAATTCTTAATAGACTCCGACCCCGAATGTTACGCCTTAGAGGCTGAGGGCGATTGCATGAATAAGGTATATCCAGAAGGCTGTACGATAGCGGTAAGTCCTAATAAAGAGCCTATGAATGGCTCTGTTGCGGTTGTTTCGATTGATGGCAGAGAAGCAGTAATGAGGCGCATGTACCGTACTCCCAATGCTCTTGTGTTATCACCT